TCCTTCATTAAAGTATCTTTAATTTCGTCAACAATCAAACTGATGAACTCAGCCTGGTCACGAGTAGCTTCAGAAATCTTCTTTCCTTTGCCTAAATACTTATCAATTATCTGTGTGATTCTTGGCTGGTAATAATCTGGGTTCTTAGCCATTAATACACCAATACAATCACTAAATTCTTTCATCAAAGCATCATAATCATAAGTCTTTTCAATAGGAGCTAACTCTCTATCGTCTGTAACAAACTTATTATCATGCTCTGCTGCTTCTTTATCAACAGCTTCGCTTAATGCCGTAACTAATGAGTCATAATTGAAATCAATTTCTGGTGCAATATATTTAAATCTACCACCACAAGTAATTGAACCATCTGGGTCTCTTAAAGTTAATTTAACTGTTGTTTTTCCATCTCTTCTTACAGGATGTGCATAGCCATAAATATCAGCCATGTTTTCAATAATTCCTCTACCTGCTGAACCAAGAGAAGGTCTAACAATTGTTCTATCGGCACCAGTTTCATCTTTCTCAACACTTTCTTTTGCGTGAGAAATAAAGAATACTGCATAACCCATTTGAGTTAAACCACGGAATGTTTCTTCAAATTCTTTCTTGAATTTAGCCCATCCATTTGTAGTCCAACCGCCATCGCCAATGTTTTCAATACCTAATTGATTACAAATCCATTTCTGGCATAAATCAGAAGCGATATCTACTGTATCAACAATTAAACACTTAAATCTCTGCTGTACTTCTGGTTTCTTTAACTCTCTATAAATTGTCTTCATATCAGTCCAAGATGTAATATCCTGGGCGATGATGCCAGGTAAAGCATTATAACCACGTTCAAATGCAAGAAGTAAAGCATTAGGCATTTGAGAAGCTAATGTAGTTTTACCTGTTTTTGGGGCACCATAGATAAACGTTACGTAACCAGACAGGTCACGACTAACCTTGTGAGGCTGTAAAGCCAATAAATCAATAGCCATTATTAATTCTCCTTACTAAAAATCAAAATCATCTGCCGCTGTTTCTACTTTTGGTGTGAATGTAGAGCCTGTAGGCGCTGTTGGGGCACTATTTCTCTTTGCTCTTTCTTCAGCTTGAGTTTTTAATTCAGCTAATTTAACTTCTCTTGCTGACATTGCGTCCTTCAAGTCAGAAGCTAAAAGTGTATCTTCACTATCAAATTCGTAAGGTTCAGCTGCTGCATTGGTAATAACAAATTCTTTATGAGAGTTCTGAACTTCTCTAACATAAGTATCGCCAAATGCTGTTTCTTCTTCAATTTTTCTTACAACGCTTAATGAGATTTGATTACCCCATACTTTTGTAAAAATTGGTGATTTTTGACTTGCTCCTAAGCCTTCAAAATAATCAATACCTGCAGGATTTAATACGCTAAACTCTACTGGTAACAATTCATTTCTAAAGTTAAAAATGGCTCCTTTAACAATAGCTTTTTCTGGTGCGTCTCTATCTGGGTCAGCATCTACATGACGAACATTTGTAATAACCATATCTGCTGTAAATGTTGCTCTAGCGTCTTCTTTTTCGTTTAATGTAGGTGTTACATGAATGAAACCACCTTCATTTCTCTTAACGCTAACTAATTCATCTGTGCCTGTTCTATTTGAATAGAATTCATTTAGAGCAATTGCAGAATCAATTCTTAATTTTGTAGCCTTATCCTTACCTACTGCCATAGCTGTTCCATAAACACCATTTACGATATTCATTAAAGCATTATAACGAGTAGTATCCTTGGCTGTTACATAAGTATAATGTACAGATACAATATTAGTCATTGCATCATCTGTCGCAATATCAATACTACCTGTAATATATTCTGTGCCAGGATTTTTAGAATTTGGACCACTAGTTCTAACATCTAATGATGAATCATACAGTACACCTTCTACGTGTGTTGTGTTAATCATTTTTTTCATTCTCTAGTTAATCTCCTTAATTAATCTTAAAATTCTTTCCTTTTTCAGTAATTACATAAATAACGGGACTGTCTGAAGTTTTCTCTACAAATCCATCACTAACCAATTTTCTCAACGCACCCGATACGGTTCTTGATGAAATTCCTAGATTATCTGAGATGTCTCTCGCTTTTGCAGGTTTAATATTCGCCTGCATATATGATAATACATTTTTACCATTTTCAGTCATTATTGGAGCTGAGGCTTTTTTGCCTTCTTCTAATGCTTTCAAATATAAAAGTGCATTTTCAGTAAATAAATCTGGACACTTTTCCACAGCGTCCTTAACACATTTAATAAATTCTTCTTTCATCACAATTTTTCCAATCTACTTATATTATACTTAATTTTTTTAATAAATGTCCTTAATTATCTTTAGTCAAGGTGTAGCCAGCTAGATATGGAACACAATAGTTTACAAATTTTTCAAGTTCGTCAATATAAATATCCCTATCATCATTGTTATTATACAATTCATCTGCTATTAACTTCTTCTTAAAATCTTCATAATCAATTGCTTCAACTTGCGGAATGTTATAAGCTCTACATTTTTCGCCAATTCTGGTTGGATTGGCACATACAAATAATCCTTCCATTCCACATTCTTTTAATAGTTTCTTTGTTTTTCCAGTATCATTACTGTCAATAATTTTAATCATTATCCTAACCTCATATTATATCCATATTCCATACTTCTGAAATAGTTTATCCAAAAGCGTTCATGTTCGTCTAATTCATCCGGCGCACATTTCTCAATTACTTCAAATGAGAAATTTTCTACGCCTTTTTCTAACATTGCTGTATATAATTTGTTTCTACTGGTATTTTCAGCACCAATTCCGCATTTAATATGGGTTTTCCATCTTGAGGCAATATCAACCGCTTTTCCTATATAGCATTGTTGATTTTCTAAATTGGTGATTTTGTAAATACCACAAGTCTGAGTATTTTCTAAAACTCTACCAATTAAGTCTGTGTAAGGATTCTCATAATACACCTTTCATATAATTTTATTTAATGGGCTACTATCTCTTAAATAAGGCTCTATCTCTCTTATCTTTTTAATTTCTTGAATGTCGATATCACTTAATCTTAATCTATTAAAATCTATGGCATCAAACTTTTCCTTATTAAGACGGACGATTTCTACCATTTCTTTTGATAATGTATTATATTCATGTTTTAAATTATCAAAGTCAGTTTTTATTTGATTTGTATGCGCCGCATATTGCTTGGCACTATCTTCAATCATACGTAAATAATCGTTCTTATAAGCATTATATTCCTGCTGTAAAG